TCAGCCAGCGCACCCGCCATGGCGGCGGTTTCCTCGACGCTGATACCGGCATTTTTTGCCACCGGCGCGGCGTAGGTGAGGGTGTCGCTCAGGCCGTCAAAGTTGGCGGCGCTTTTGTTCATGGTGGCCGAGATAACATCCCCGATGTGCGCCACCTTGTCGTTAGTTAGCCCAAATGCCGATTTGACCCCCATCAACAGCGTGGCGTTCTCTTCCATGCTGCGACGGTTAGACAGTGACATATTCAGCGTGGTCGGCGTGGCGGCGAGAATGCCGTCTTTATCTGCGCCTGACTTGGCGATAATGATTTGCGCTGCGGCAGCGTCATCGGCTGAGGCTGCGGTAGTGTCACCGAGCTGGCGCGCCTGATGCCGTAACGCCAGCATATCGGCGCTGGATTTATCCAGACCCAGCACGGCCTGTAACTCTGAGTTTTTCTGTGCAAAGTCATAGCCGGGCTTTAATACAGCAGTACCCGCCACAATGCCCGCCGTCGCCACGCCCACACCGGCGGCACCGGCTCCAGCCAGATTACCGGCGAGTGCTTTACCGCTTTGATAGCGCTGATTAATCCGGCGGAGTCGGGCTTGTTGCTGGCTGTTACGTGCGAGGGCGTCACGCTGGCGATTAAGGCTTGCGGTCGCTTCATTGACCGAGGTTTTCAGACGGCGCTCATCGCTGGATAACGTGCGCGTATTGATACCCGCTTGCCGTAGTTCGAGGCGCTGACGCTGCACGGATTGGCGCAGACCGTTGTATTTGAGCTGGAGCTCAGCGGCGGCGCGCTTGGCCGACTCCATCACCTGCGCCTGTGCGCGGGTCGGTTTTTCGGTGGCTTTGAACTGGATAGCCAGCTCGGCGGCTTCTTGCTTGGCTTTCTTTAACGCTTGGCCGGTGACGGCGAGCTGGCCGCTCGTTTTGCGAAAACCTTCAACGCGTCCGGCTTGGGCGTTCAGTTCTTTGAGGGTTTTCTGCGTGTCGCGAATACTGCCAGACAGAGATTTGCTCTCTGTCTGGATCGCTTTAAACGGGCGGCTGGCTCGGTCAACGGCGTTAAGAAGCACCTGCAATTTAAGATTATTGCTCATCAGTACGTCCGTTTGGTGTAGCGCTTCGTTGTAGCGCTTTGGCGCGCCAGAGGGCGAGCTCGGTCAGGCTCATGGGGTTCAGTTCTGAGGGCGGCCAGTGGAATATCACGGCAATATCCGCCATCAGGTCATCGACCGATAAATCGGTGGGAAAATCTAGCGAACCGAACTCGGCGACAAAAAACCAATCACCTTGCTGGCTAGCGTGACCATGTCAGGCAATTCCATTTTCACGATGTCACTTTCCAGCAACGGCGGGTAGGTCATGCGCGGCAGTACCTTAATGAGCGCGTCAACGTCGGAGTTTGCCACCGCTGCCAGACTCACGCCGCGCAGGGTTCCCGCGTTAGGTTTGGTGACGGTCACTTGCTCGATAAGCAGATTGCCACGCTTAATCGGATTCTCCAGCGTCACCAGATTGTCATTTTCAGGGGCGACGAGTTCAGGGGTATTTTTATCTTTAGCCATGATATTTCTCTTTAAAAATGGGGATTACCCGGCCAGTGTTGCACCTGACCGGCCATAACATTACAGACCGAGATTCTTGCGGTGCTGTGCTAAGCGGTCGACGCCGTTGACCTTCTCAATCATGTTGACGACGTCAATCTCGATAAGCTCTTTGCCGTCGACCATCAGTTTGTAGTAGGTGCATTGGGTCGAGATTTTGGTCTCGGTGTTCTCGCCTTGCTTGTTGTCGCCGCCGTCGATTTCTTTGTGGCGGCCACGCAGCACGATTTCCACACCGCTAATCTCGCCGGTGTCGTCACGCTGGAAAGAGCCCGCGAAACGCAGCGGAATATCCGAGGCACCGGGCACGGCGTACTGACTCCAGAGGTCATCATCGGGGAAACCGCCGATTGTCCATTCCACGGCCAGCGCATCGTCGTCGAGCCCTAAATCAATCGCCGCCGAGCCATTCATCCCGCCGCCGCGATAGTTCTCCAGCTTGCGGGTCAGTTTAGGCAGCGTTACCGAGCTGACGACACCCATGTAGCTCAAGCCGTCGTTAAACAGGTTGAGGTATTTCAGCTTACGAGGCATTCCCATCGGTTGAGTTCCTTAGCTGTTAGCCGTTGAGCCCAAGCTCACCAGATATTTATCGGTGATGCGTTGGCGCAAGGTGAGGTTTTCCAGCGGTGGCACCGGCGTGTAGTCGTAATCGATGTAGAGTTTCCCGGCTTTCAGGCTCTCTTTATCGTTGGCGCTCTCGTCATACCAGCAATCCGCATCGATGATATAGCCGCCGGTTTTCAGCTCGCGGAACTTAGCCTTGATACCCTCGACAATGTCGCGGATAAGCGTGGCGGTCATCGGTTTATCTACCGCCCATTGATGCGCCTCGGCCATGGTGTCGGCCAATACCTGCGCGGTGCGGGTGTAGTTCTCGAACATAAATAGCGGGTCGTCAGAACAACAGCGGTTGCCCCAAAAGCGGAAACCATCGGAGCGCACCAGAGTAGTAACACCGGCCTCGTTAAGTAAGTCGGCATCCGTTCCCGGTGCCTGTAAATCCCAAAATACCGAGGCACTAATACCCGTGACGCCGTTCACACCGACGTTAGACAGGGTTTTGTGCCAGCCAGTCTCTTGGTCAATCTTGGCGCGCAACCCTAATGCGCGTGCGGTCGCCCACGCGGTGGAGCTGGTGTTGGCGGTTGTATCCCATGCTAAGAAGTCCGGCCAAATCAGCATCAGCTCACGCTGGCTAAAGTTGTCGCGGTACTTAATCGCATCCGGCAGAGTTTTACAGCCCCACGCGCTGATATAGCCAAAGGCGCGTAACTGCTGACAGATTGACGCCAGTGCGACGGCGACCTCTTTGGTATCGAGACCCGGCACGCCTAAAATGCGCGGTTTGACGCCGGTGACGGCTTTCGCGGTGAGTAACGCTTTTAAGCCGGTGTACTGGCCGTTCTCATCCGCGCCGCCGATGATGTTGGAAATGGTGGCCGCTTGGATCGCTTCGTCGTCTTCACCTTCGCCCTCGGCCACGCGTACCACGACGGTGACGGGTTTACACTGGTCGCCGATGGCGGCGAGTGCCGAGGATAAGGTGCCTTTGGTTCCGGCTTTACCGGCAGCGGCGAGCACGTCGGTAATGAGCACCGGCACATTGAGCGGGAACATCTTTTCATCGGCATCCGGTGCGGTGCAGACCATGCCAATAATGGCGGTCGAAACGGTGGAAATGACGCGGGTGCCTTCGTTAATTTCGAGCACCTGCACGCCATGTTTAAAATCGGGCATCGTGTTTGACTCCGTTAGAAAGTAGCAAAGCTATTGTGTTGTTTAGACGATGAACTCACTAGAAATAGGGCTTGTGGCGGCGGTGAAACAACAGGCAAAAAAAAGCCCTAAAACAAGGGCGATATAAACGGGGTAAATCAGGCGGGGAGTGACGGCCAAACAATCTCGGGAGCCGATGAGATATCTACGCGGCTGAGTAATACCCGGTAGGTTTTCCATGCTTTGAGCTGGGCTAATTCATCCTCGGTTGCGATGTCTAAATCCGAGGCATCCTGTAGCGGCGTAATTTTTTGATTGGCCTCGGCCATAAGCTGCGCGCGGGTTTCTTCGGCCTGAGCGAGCAATTCAGATTTAGGCACCACGCGAGGCGCTATCTTCTTACCGTCAAAAATCCAATTGCCATCGAGCCGATCGGGAAAATCTTTTGGAATTGCTTTTTTGCTCACTTCCGCAATGGAGAGATTTTCAGGGAATAACTCAACCGCGTTGTAGCTTTGCTGACGGATAACCCCATCCGCTTGATAGGCGATTTTTAGCTTTTCCGCGCTTAACTTTTCTCGCACATCATACCAATCTTGACCGTCCTCAGACTGGAGGTGTAGCGCGCCATCCTCGCCGCGTTCTGTTTCACACGGTGTGAAATTTTTATAAATCATGCTGTATTTCCCTTATGCGAAATTTTTCCAAGCGCCACCGATATATTTTTGCAAGCGACGGAAATAAACCCGAGAGATATGAAATGAAATCCCCGAACCTGTACTTTTAGTTGTACCTACTATCGCAGTAATACAGGCACCCCACGGTAGACTTGCTTGGCCGGGGTAAGGGATATCCTTATACTCTTCAGCCCCCATTTGGGTATTTTGGATATACCGATTATCCGACTCAGTTTTTGTATAAGCCTGTCCGACTGGGGCGTATTTCGCGTCAAAGTTGGCATAACTTTGCGGAATAAATTGTCCATCATTTCTGAAGTAGAACGATGCTGATTTTCCCGCTGAATCAATGTAATGAACGACGAACTGATTCGCGTTGATTAACATCCCTGCCGACCATGTTGAATTGGCCTGTTTATACTTTTGTTTGATGATTGGCCAGTATTCCGATGTTTGCGCCGTATCAACATACTGGTAAAGCGGTGCTTCCCCATTATTTTGACTTGAGAAAGCTCCGTGTCCTGTACCCGAGACTTTTATCGCGCCCGCCATCGTTCCGCCAGCTACAGGCAATGCTTCAACATCGTTCGCGGTTGGCTTTTTGGCTGTGGTATAAAACTCGACATAGGGGTTATATGTATTATTGAGAATATTTTGATAAAAAATCCTCGGTACCGCATTTGTATAATCCAGTGCTAATCGACAACGATATGACCCTGAAATAGCCAGATTTACAAAAGCAAATCCCCGATCGTTTACAGGGTTTGTTTTCGCCCCCACAGCACCATAATAAAAACACGTAAGAGCATCCGTTCCGACTACAGGTGTTAGGCCGCCCAGCCCCCAAGCCCCATTCGCCATCAAGGCATTGGCAGTGCCATCTGTAGCCGATTTTTGAGCGTTTGAGGTGGCAGCGGTGCCGAGTTCTAAATTCTTACGCGCCTGCGGTTTATCGTTGAGGTCAGACAGATTCTTGTTTTTTTCTAGGCGCGTATTGGCGTTCTCGTTGGCCTTGCTCGCATTGTCGTCGGCGGTTTGGGCGTTTTTGTCAGCCTCGGTCGCTTTGTCATATGCGGCTTTAACCGCTTTTGGCGTGGCGGCTAATGTCTCGCTGGTGCTATTGGTGGCACTGCTAAGCTGAACAATGCCTTTTTGGTTTGTGGTTGCATCCTGCGCGGTATATTTGGCACTCGCCAAGTCATAAACCACCTTCACCGCTTTCGGCGTAGCGGCTAACGCCTCGCTGTTGCTATTGGTCGCGCTGCTCAGTTGGGTAAAACCTTTCTCCTTGAGCGTGGCGTCAGGATGGCGGCGCGATTGCTCATGCTCCAGCAATTTATCGTCAACGTATTCCTGTGTTGCCAGCACGGTCGAGCTATCAATCAGCAAATTCACCGTATCCATATCGCTGACAATCACCACCATGCGCAGGGTCTGCGCACGGCCTGAGCCCTCGGATAACAGCGGCTTGTAACTCTCGGCCATGTTACTGACCGCAATCAACGCACCGACCTCATCATAGAGACCGAGCTCACGCATCCAAAAGCCGCCGATCTCCGGCGGGATAACCAGCTCGGCCACCAGATAGTTTTTATGCTTCGGGTCGACGATCACTTTATTGAGCGCGGCGCGGTGTTTTTCTGCAATCAGCTTGGTTTGTGCCGGGTCAGGCGTGGGCAGCGTGCCGCCACCGTCACCGACGGCCATTTGGGTGAGGTTGATTTTAGTCCCGCCAGCGGTCGCGGCGGCAATCTTGGCCGCGCCGATTTTGGTCAGTACCGCCTTATATTTTTGTGCCATCGGG